ATGAGGGTTGTCAGCATGTGTTATGTGGTTTGTGACGGTTGCACGGAGTCTAGTCCTGCCGAACAAACCAAGAAGGATGCTATCTGGGTTGCTCGTCAAGTCGGATGGAAGACTATAAAGGGCGAAACATTATGTGTTGATTGTCAAACTAAACAGAAAGAGGTTAATCATGGCTAACAGGAAAGGTCTTGGAGTTAGTAAGAAGTATGCAAATGGCACGATCCATGAGACTGCAACAGGGAAGTTCATGGTGATTGACAGGTTCGCAGACGAGGATGACGATTCAAACACAGCCATGCTTGAGTTCCAGTGGATCTCAGGTGAGAAGGAAGGCAAAACAGAAATCAACAGGGAATCCAATATGGCAGCTAACATACACAAGTTTCAGACATCTAGGGGTAGACCTACAATATTAGCAGAACCACAGAGGATTGAACACAATGTTCCCTTCATGGAAAAGATTGATATGATGTACGATATTTTAAGTGGTTTTACAAATTACATAGACCAAGCTGCAGCAAAGGTAATGAACAATACCTCGTCGTTTGGGGGCAATGTCGAACGGTTGATCGAATTAGCAAATTCTAATAAGGAATATATAGACAAGGGAATGACTGCAATAGATAGATTAGATACTATGGTAAGGCAACAACAGGCTTCCATTTTACAATTAACAGAACAGATACATAGTTTGATTAATCATAGTAATGTGTTCGCACACCAACAGGATGCTATGTATAAGCTTCAAGCAACTATGGCTATGCAACAGGAAACAGTGAACAAATTAATAGAGAAGATCAAATAGGAGAGCAACATGAAAAAATCGTGCAAATACTGTGGACGCTATCATGACGTGACCGTGGTGTGTGCGAGTAAACCACCGCGGAAGAAGCTTGGCAACACAGCAGCCGAACGGTTCAGATCCACCAGTGCGTGGAAGAAGAAGTCCATCGAGATCCGCACCCGTGACAAGGGGTTGTGCCAGTGGTGTCTACGTATCGTGCCTGTCCGCTATTCATTCGATGTAGAGGTACATCACATCATCAAGTTGGAAGCCGATATCACCAAGGCACTGGACAACAGCAATCTTATTACATTATGCAAAGAGCATCACATACAGGCAGATGCCTATGAGATACCGATCAAGGAACTACAAACAATCGTGAAGGGGATGGCAGTGTAATGTGGAAAGTGACTTACGATTGGTTAGATAAGGTCAAGATGGACAAGGAGTCTTATGACTGGGATCAGAAGAAGTGGGACGCACTACCACCCGAGCAGAAGACCAAGATCAAGCTGTACGATGATGACAATAACCTGTACTACGATGGTGTCACCTCTGACATTGATGAGGATGAGGACAAAGCCTTTGCCCCACTCAACTGGGCTGAACGGAACGCGGGTTGTACTTACATGAAATACAAAAACGAAAAGGGAGAGTGGGTCGTACTATGAAAATAACAGTGCAAAGCAAGAACACAGGATTGGTCAAGGAATTGAAGGTAGGTTTCTCATGGACGTTCTTATTCTTCGGATCATTCGTATACATCTTTCGCGGTAACTGGTCTGAGTTCTGGAAATGCTTCTTCCTGAGTGGTATCACGTTGGGTATCTACGCTCTGATCCAGTGTTGGACAGCTAACAAGAAAGAGATTGTCAGGTATATGGAGAAGGGGTACACGGCTGCGGATCCAGTAAGTGAAGATAAACTAGTGAGAATAGGTCTGATAGGTAGAGTAATCAATGGAGGTGTATCAGTATGAGTGAGTACTTGAAGATGGTATTGATCCAGACTAACGAAGCACTTGAGACTATTGCACATACGCTTGACACATTCGGTCATGACCCTGAGTTGGTAAAGCAGATGAAGAAGCTAGTCCAAGAACGGGACGAGTTGGTAGTCCTGATCAACAAGAACCCACAGTGATACCCCCCCTATCATCATTTCGATTAAAGGCACTCCCCCTCGATTTGAAAAATCAAATTGATAGAAATCCCAAAATCAAATTGAAGTCCTTGCCAAGTGCAGGGGCTTTTTTCTATAGGAAATGTGTGGTAGAATGTGTGGATGATGTTGACAAGGCACGGGGAAAATGTGTGCCAAAAGTCTGCCAAATATGCACAGAAATCGACCATGGATTACGTCACCAGACGCTCCAGAATCGATTCTAAGAGGTTGCTAGAATTAGTGGGGCAATGTCACGGAAAAGTCTGTGGAAAAGCTGTGGGAAAGTCCTGTGCGATGTGATGGTACATACGCGTGGAAACTAGATAGAGTTTGGTTCGAATTTGGTCGAGGATTTGCTAGATAACTGCTAGAATTTTTCGAAAAAAAAATAGCTAGGTGATTTTTGCTAGATGGGAAAATAGATAGGGTCGATTTGTACCTCAACTTTCCACCCCGTTGCACCAAAGCTGTAATGCTGTGATGCTGTAGCGAGGTAAAGCAATTGCAATCTTCTGAATTGTCTGACAATTTTCTAGATTAACACTGCAGTGCATTAAAGGAGTCGGATCATTGTGAATATTCTGACAATTTGGGTGACTTATCTGACGATTCAGAAAACTGTGAATTGTCGGAATTGTTTCAAGACTGCAAACTATTCACTTGTCAAGAGAACACTCGAAATTGTTGGATCTCTCCCACTAACAAAAGTATACCACGCTGAAAATCGCTTGACGTATGACTTGCTTTAACGCGTTGACGCGGTATCTTCAGATGAATTATTGACAAAAATAATGCTTGACATATTGACGTTCCCGTATGTTATAATCGCGCGCAGGTGACTCGCTTACTTTTGTATAGTTACTGTAGCCGGTTGGAAGTAACTCACTAAAAGTAAGTGAAAGACTATGCCAGGGATTCGTGCATTACCGCGCTAAAGTGCTGATGAGATCAAATGGATCCTCAGTTGTCAATAGACTTCACAATATTGTCACGCGATTTTTAATGATTTGCCATATACTGACAGCAAAAATCCAATGCATAGTTGGGTTTGTTTGTCAACCATATCTGAGACGCTCCAGAATCGATTCTGAGGGCTTTTTTTGCGTTGTGGGGTCTTAGTATGTCCAACTTTTTCTGATCGAAAGCATACGATCTGGGGGTGTGTCAAGGGGCTTGACAAAATAAATATGTGTGGTATATACGCGGGCGGGCATGCACACGGGCACATTTTAAATAGAAGCGATCCAGTATTTGAGGGCCGAATTGTCAGACTATTACAACTTTTAACTATATCGGCAAAGGGTATTGCGCAAAGTCTTTTGCCATGGTAAGATGGTTCTTGTCAGGACGCGGCGACGCGGTGACGGTGAAAGGATTGGTATTGTGTTCGAATCATACAAGGGGCGCGAGTTGCAAAACGGCAAAGTTGCGCGAGTATATTGGAATTTGCACCGCGATGTTTTCAGTATTCAGCAAAAAGTTGGCAAGTCATGGTTAGTCGTTGGACATGCATCGTCGATGATTTTGCTTGACGCGGTATTCACGGTGAATGAGAAAAAACGATTACAAGTTATTACCGAACAAAAGAAGAACGTGCATGCAATGGTAGTTGGTCGCGTTCCGCGGTTAATGTCTTGGATAATCGAAGTCGATTCTTATAAACAAGCTTATTACAACCCTTACAAGGTCTCACAATTCGTTGATAGTGAAACTAGGGAATCATTGCAATATAGTTGCGTAGACATTGTAAAGTTATTCAATAAATCAATCTACTATAAAAACATTCGGGGGCTAACATCATGAGATACAATACAAAAGTTAAAGCGATTCAAGCAGGGGTAGCAAAGTCAAAAGTTAAAATGGGTGATATTAACATAGGGGTTTCCATCAACAATGCAAAACTAGTTGAAACTGAATTTACTCGCTTTCTAATTTGGTCGATTACTTCCGTTAAAACTTGTCCACTAGCGACTCCAATGTGCATTAAGTCCTGCTATGCAACGAAGGCGGAACGGATTTATCCAAGCGTTCGAACACGTCGTGAAACGAATTATGAAGCGTCTCAGCAGGAATCATTCATACCTGACATGATCGAATTGATCCAGTATGAACTAGACCAAACTGACAAAAACATCAATTTTCGGATCCATGAAAGCGGCGACTTCTATACATACGAATACGCTAAAAAATGGAATTTCATAGCACTTCACTTTATCGGTAATAGTCGTATAACTTTTATGGCATATACAAAAAGCTTGCCATTCGTACAACGCTTATATGCTGAATTCGGGAAACATTGGGTTAACATTAAATTCATGGCAAGCGTATGGGAAGACACAACTCCAGCTATGATTAAACTGGGCAATAAACTGGGGTTAAACACTTTCACAGCGTTAACCACAGATCAATTCCAATTGAAAGATTACTCCAGTTACTTTAAATGCCCGTCAACCGCGTCAATCGATGCATACGGTTGTGGAACATGTTCTGAAAAGCATGGTAGTTGCTACCGCGGCAAAGTTAACATTGCAATCGAGATCCATTAACATGTATATCCTTTCCAGTATGTTTTTACTGTCGCTTATCATCCTACCGTTAACAATAGTCTACAAATCGAGAGGGGTTTATTAAATGGAAAAAGAATATTATATTATTGAATGTTTAGTGCATGGGGGAACGTGGATCTATACAATGGATGCACACGGCAAAAAAACGATGATGGATTTTATCACTGAGTACGTTACTGGTGACGCTGAGTTTTCAATCAAATGTGAAACCGCGACAATGTGCAGGGAAAGAGGGTTTAACGTATGAAGAAGGTAAAAACGTATAAGGGGTATATTATCGCGGAATGTAAGAACGGGAATTACAAGTACCATATTTTCACCAAGGAAGAGTATTCAATGGGTGAGGGGTTCCGCTATTCGGAATGGTCATGTGATTCACTGGGGGAGTGTGTGGAATGGATTGGATAAAACAGGCAATATTTTGCACACGAATGTTATTAAAGAACCTTCTATAACTAGGGGGTTCTTTTTTTTGCGTTCTGGGGGTTCTGGCAGGGATCTTATAGGCATCTATTCCAGTACCGGATAGGGGGCTTTATTTGGCGTTCTCAGGCACGTTTATAGATTGGGTAATACCTAGGTATGGGGTATATAGTAGAGGGGCTGAGAGGGGTTATTATGGGGCTTATATGGCATGTGTTATAAGGGGTCTGGCAGGGGCATAGAGAGACGTTCTTTATTCAAGGCATAAGGGTATGGGGGTATGTGCTAGGGTGGCATAGGGGGCATACTGAGGGGCTACTATATAGGGGTATTATATATAGGGTATATAGGGTAGGGGTATGTGCTAGGGTATGCATGCTATGGGGTAGAGTGCTGCTCATATAGTGTTCGTATATTTATAGTGCATGGGGGTGGGCATGCTAGACTCTATTTACTTACGTTTAGTACGTACTAATATATGTCAACTATTGTTTAGATATTTACTTACTTTTTGTGCATAACTATATATGTCTTGTTTACTCACTTTATGTGCGTGACTATTTATTTGTACCTTACTTACTATAAGTACCCCCCGGCATCCTTACTTTAAGTAAGTGACTTTTGCCCGCCACCGCACTCTGTGAATCATTCAAAAAGAACTCCCTAAATTGTACTTGGCTGAGACCCATTCTCAATAGAAAGGGGTCAAAAAGGGGCATTACCATTTTCAAAAGGTAATAATTTCGCTTCGGTAATGGCTGTATCCCGCACTGGGCAAGGGTTTGACCGATTCTACCAAAATTACCTGTTCATGACCCAAAGCTTTTGCTATAGGGACTCTCCCGTTTCAGCGTTCTCTTAATATATATACTTTATAAAAAAAGAGTAAGAAAGGTAATAAAGTAATATCCCTTGCCCTGTCTGGGTTTGCGGGCTTACCTTTGCATTACCTTTTGAAAATAAAGGTAAGGATTGTGAAAATGGGTCGTTCTCTGGGATTAGATCAGTGTAAGCCAAATCGAGAGGATGATCCCAATGAACGTATCCATTAAACAACTAACCACTGAAATCAAAAATGCCAAAGCACAAGCCCTTCGTGACCCGTACCAGTTCGAGCGTAGTGACATGGTCATTGGTCTTGGTGAGGAAGCAAATACATTGACTGACACTGTCCTGACAAAGAATAGAATGAACATCTCTGGTACACGTAACTTCCCTGCTGAAGTCCGAGAGAAGGTTGACGCAATCTTTGAAAAGTTCCCTGACCAATTGAAGATCCTTGGACTGTACTATGATGCAGGGTTCACTGCTGAAGAGATCGCTGATACGCAGGGCAGCCAAGAGGATAGTGTCACACGTTCCTTGAGACGAGCCAAAGCCCGCTTGAAGAAGTACCTGACTGCCGTGGAATACGATTCCATTCGTTGGGCAATCGGTGATGCCAAATCCCTTGATGCCACGCAGCCAAGATTTGTCAATCCCTTCCATAGCGAGTTCGTTGCACCGCAGCCTGTACGTACTGGAAAGCTAACTGCCCACGGTATGGTCATAGAGTGGGAAGATGGGTTCAAATCATTCCTGACATTGGTCACCCCTGTGAGAAGAAAGATCAAAGGACTACACCCTGAACCAAAGGATTTACCACTGCCACGGTGGATGCAACAAGAACTTCCAGACGCTGTCTCCTAACGGGGGCAGTTTTTTTTATTTTCCATAAAATAACCCTTGACTTTTGCCAAAAGTGGTAGTGCTAGAGCCATAAGTATGAGGGGGTCAAGCCTTTATCTCACCCTTGAATGGTTTAGCTGACCTAGGAAGACTTCCTCACACAAATACGTTGGACACAGTCGGACAGGGCACAAAGACGTATTGTCACAGCGATGTAACTCAGTAGGTAGAGTGTGTGGCTCATAACCACAAAGTCAGGGGTTCAAGTCCCTTCGTCGCTATTTAACATGGGTGGTTCTAGTACACGAAAGTGAGACTCGTAGGGGTGTTCAAAGCACAACCGCCCGCCAAATCCCAACTCGATTAAATAATAAGGTGGTGTAAACATTGGGTAGACCCAACATGGCATTGTCAGTGACTTCCAAGCATTTGACCAAAGCCGAAATAGCAGAACGAACTGAACAAGAAACTCTATTGAAAGGTGATGCCAATGACATTAGACCCTCTCATTATTTAACCGAGAGACAGGTCGATATGTTCGACAATCTCGTAAGCGAACTGGAAGCATCGGGTATCCTTAGTAATCTTGATTCCGATAACCTTTCTCAGTACGTATTCGCACTGGATCAGTTGCAGACATTGAACGACATGATCAACAGGAACCCTGAGAACATGTTTGACAAGGGTATGCTCACTGCTCGTAGTCAATTGGTCAAGGAATGCCAAGCTTATTCTACTGCATTCAACCTGACCCCACAAGCACGGGCTAAGATGGGCAGCAACACGATCAAAGCGAAGGAGAAGAAGGAAGATCCGCTATTGGCAGCATTGAAGGTGGTTAAGTGAGTATCCTGCTTGATAATGCACTCCGATATGCAAAAAACGTCATTTCTGGGGTCGAAATCGCTCCACCAGAGGTCAAAACGCAGTGTATTTGGTTCTTAAATGACTATTACATTCGTGAATTTGACGATGAATTTAAGTACGAATTTCGCCAAGACAAGATCGACATCATTGAAAATATCCTTGAGGTAATTACATTTGCCACTGGGTTCTCGGCAGGACAATCCCTTTTATCGGGACTTGCTGACTTCCAGTGTTTTTTTGTTGCCAACGTGTTCGGGTGGAGATTCAAGGATGACACAGATCGGTTCAGATACCGTGACAATACCCTTTGGATACCCCGCAAGAATGGTAAAACTTTTCTCTGCGCTGTGATCATACTTTTGCTGATGTTGACAGAACCCAAATTTTCTGAGTTCTATTCCATCTCAAAGGATCGGGAACTAGCGGGAGAAACAAAGAAAGCCTTAACACAGCTTATCACGGGATCGGAAGTCCTGTCCAAGCATTTCACCACACCCACTACGCTACACGGGAAGATGAAGTCGCTTATTACTGAGTCCTTCTATCAAGCCAGAACAGCGGAAGCCAATTCCAACAATGGCATACGTCCTAGCTGCATCGTGTGTGATGAAATGGGTGCTTTTACCAGTTATGACAATTATGCGGCAATGATCTCAGGTCAATTGTCCGTGCGTAACCCTTTGAGATTCCGACTCACAACGGCATACGCGGTTGATGGATCGATCTTCTTGGAGGAGATTGCCTACATCAGAAAGGTGTACGCGGGCTTCATCGAGGACGAGAGAATGTTCGCCTTGCTCTATTACGCTGACGAAGAGAACCTCTGGACAGATCACGGTCTGTACATGTCCAATCCGTTACGCATCGAACAGAACTATGAAGAGATCAGAGACTCCAGAGCCAAGGCGATAGAATTGCCGTTACAGCGGGTGGAGTTTTTGACCAAGCACGTTAACCATTTCATGTCTGAGCAATCTGGTGAAGCTTACGTGGATATCAACGATGTCCGTAAGGGCAAGATCGAGGAATTCGACTGGACAGGTAGACAGGTTTGGCTAGGGATCGACTTAGCCTTGACCACAGATAACTGTGCCGTTGCCATGGTGACAGAGGAGGACATGCACATCTATGCAGATGTCTTTGCCTTTGTGCCAACACAACGAATCCCTGAGAAGAACAGGATGGAGAAAATCAACTACAACGATTTCATTAAAGAGGGCAAGGTGTTCTCTTGCGGAGAGGTAACGGTGGACTATGGCTTTATTGAGGATATGGTTTTGGGGCTTGAGAATAAGTACGGCGTTTCAGTTGTGGGCATTGCATATGACCGTTATAACGCATTGTCTTCTTGCCAACGGTTCGAGCGTTCTGGATACACATGTGTCGAGACGAAGCAGCACTCCTCGGTACTGCATCCACCCACCAAGCTTCTTCAAGAAAAAATCGTGAGTCATGAGTTCCATTACACGCACAACACGCTCTTGGAGATCAACTTCCAGAACTGTCGTGTGGTGTATGACAACAACTTGAACATGTATGTAAACAAGAAGAAAAGTAATGGTCGCGTAGATATGGCGGTGGCATTGATTAACGGTGTGTACCTACTCCAACAGGACGTTGTCTTCAACTCCGAAAGTGGTTGGGGAGCAGACGTTTTCTAAGGAGGGAGGTGAAATAAATGGCATGGTACAACTTTAGAAAAGAAGCACAAGTCGAAGTTCGTCAGTCCCTTGAAGACATCCTCTTGGCTGCGGGAATTGGTACGAACACGATCACATATGAACAGGCAATGACGATCCCTGCATTCTCTGCTTCTGTACATCTAATCTCCAATACTGTCGCATCTCTTCCTATTAAATTGTACAAGACGGAAGGTGATCGCATCGAGGAGGTCTACGATGATCTGCGGGTTGCCCTGCTTAACAAAGAGACAGGTGACACACTGGACGGTTTCCAGTTTAAGAAGAGTATGGTTGCTGACTTCTTGGTCTACGGCGGTGGCTATACTTACATTTCCAAATCTCGTAACAAGGTCAAATCCTTGCACTACGTTAGTAGAGGATCGGTATCGGTAGTATCATCCCCAGATCCAATTGTGAAGCGTAATGACATTCTGGTCAACGGTGTGTCTTACCGCGACTACGAGTTCATCAAGTTGCTTCGTAACACGGCAAACGGTGGTACAGGTTTCGGGCTATTGGTTGAGAACAACAAGATGCTTTCACTGGCATACAACACATTGGTCTTCCAAGAGATGTTGGTAAAAACTGGGGGAAACAAGAAGGGATTTTTGAAAGCCCAGAGTCGTTTGAGCAAGGAAGCGATGACCGAACTGAAGACAGCGTGGGCTAATCTCCACCAGAACAACAGTGAGAACATTATCGTTTTGAACAACGGATTGGAGTTCCAAGAGAGCAATAACTCAGCCGTGGAAATGCAGATCAACCAGAACAAAATCTCGAACAACCAAGACGTTTACAACATGTTTGGGATCCCTGTCGAACTGATGAATGGTAAGGCTACGGGTGGCAACGAGGAGATGTACAGTTCATTCGTGAAGTTGGCGATCCTTCCGCTACTAGAAGCATTTGAAGCTGCGGTAAACGCAACGATGCTCCTGACCGCTGAGAAAGAGAAACTTGTCTTCAAGTTTGACACTACTGCGATCCTGATGGCTGACATCGAGAAGCGATACAAGGCTTATGAGATTGCGATCAAGAACGGGCTGCTGCAGATCGATGAGATTCGCAAGATCGAGAAATATGAACCGATCGGTTTGGACTTCATCAAATTGTCCCTTGCAGACGCACTGTACAATCCGAAGACCAAGGACTTGTTCGTACTTAACACTAACTCGGCTGTCAAGTTGGGTGAAGGTGGTATTGAGCAGACTAACGATCCTTCTGCCAAAGGTGATAGTCCCAAGGCAGACACTTCCGACCCGAAGGAGGTGAAGAAAGATGAAAGTGGAGATCCGAAATAACAGCGTTCTACTTGACGGTTATGTCAATGTGCATACGCGAGATTCGAAAGAGTTACCATCCCCGCGTGGAAAATTCGTGGAACAGATCATGCCAAAGGCATTTGCTGATTCCCTACACAAACGTGCTGAAGTCGATCTTCTGTTTAATCACAGATCAGATCGCAAGCTTGGCAGCACTGGCGATAACCTTCAACTGTTCGAGGACACGATTGGTCTTCGGGCTATTTGTACTGTCACGGACGAAGAAGTTGTCAACAAAGCTAGAGCAGGGGAATTACGAGGTTGGTCGTTTGGCTTCATTGCTACCGAACAACGATGGGCAGAAGCTGACAATGGGCTACAACGTAGATTCGTAGACGGTCTCGATCTATTGGAAGTTTCGATCCTAGATTGTTCTCCCGCATATGTGTCCACAACGATTGAAGCCCGCGGTGAAGTAGCGGAACAACGGTTTGAAGAGGTTGCCCTAGAGGTGACAGTTATTGAGGAACGCATGGACGAAGTGGTTAATGAGACCCCTGTTCCAGATTACACAGTAGTAGAAACACAAATTCTGATTGACAAATTAAAAGGAGGATTTTAAACGAATGAAACATCTTATCGAAAAACGCAACGACCTCATCACTGAGATGGAAGGTCTAGTTTCCGTTGCAAAAACAGAGACTCGCTCTCTAGCAACTGAAGAAGTAACTCGCGTAGAAGAGATTCGCGCAGAAATCAAAAACATCGATGTGACACTTAAATTAGAGGAGGAAACACGCGCAATGGAAAAGCCAGTAGTAGTAGCACCGACAGAAGTTGAGGTTCGTCAAGCAGAGTTGGATAAAGAGTCCCGCGCATTTGTTGCGTACATTCGTGGAGATCAATCCGCTGAAACTCGCGCAGCTTTGTCCGTAGGTGGTCAAGGTGTAGTAATCCCGAAAGCAATCGCTGCTCAAATCGTTGACAAAGTAGTTAACTTGTCCCCGATCTTGTCCAAGGTAACAATGTATAACTTCAAAGGTGACCTTGTAATCCCGACTTACGATTACACTGCACACATCCCTGCGGGTTACTACACGGAACTTGCTACAATCACTGGTACGAACGCGGACTTCGGTTCTGTGACACTGACTAACAACATCGTTGTGGCAATGTCTTTGATCTCAAAGTCTTTAATCAACCGTTCTGATGTAGACGTAGTTCCTTTCATTGTGAATGCTATCGCAAAAGCTTTAGCCCACTTCATGGAAAAAGAGTTAGTCGCAACTGGTGTAGGCGCGGGTCGTGTGAACGGTCTTGCTACTTTGGCAGCGGGTCAACAAACTCTTGGTGCTACTACTTTGGTAATCACTCCACAAGAGTTGATCAACCTTCAATTGAAAGTGCCACAAGCGTTCCAAGGTGGTTGCTCTTGGTTGATGCATCCAACGACTTACGGCTACCTTGCAGGACTAACTGCGGGTGCGGGTAACAACACGTTGCTGCTTGGTAACACATTGGCTGACGGCTCTGGTTTCAGCTTGCTTGGTAAGCCAGTAATGCTTTCCGACAACATGCCTGTAATCGCTGTGAATGCTTTGGAAATCTTCTACGGTGACTTCTCCGCTGTTGCTATGAAGATTGTTAAAGACGTTGAGATTCAAGTTCTTCAAGAGCGTTATGCCGATCAGTACGCGGTAGGTGTTCTTGCTTCCCTTGAGTGCGATGCAAAAATCGTAGAGCCACAGAAGTTTGTAGCTTACAAAGGTAAGTAATCAAGCGGGGGTGTAAAAGCCCCCTCTTTTTTATTCACCTTTACCATCACGGTGAAGGAGGTAGTCCAATGCAAGTCAAGTTTCTACGTACTATCGTAACCAACTTCGGCAAATTCGACGCGGGCACTGTCCACGATCTTACCGATGAGCAAGCCAATCACCTTGTCAATCTCAACCCAAATGACATTGAGTTGGTTAAGAAGTCGGTGAAGTCCGATGTTAATTAGTCAAGTCACAGTCGCTGATCTCAAAGGTTATTCCAATGTGTATCACGATATGGACGATAGTCTGTTCCAAGCTATCTTGATGGGTGCTAAGGCATTCCTCAGTAACTACACAGGTAAGGCAGTCTATGAACTGGATCAGCATGAGGATCTTACCATTGCATTGTTCATACTCTCAAACGAGATGTACGACAACCGCATGGTTCACGTCGAATACCACAAGGTTGGGTTTGTGATTAAGCAACTGCTTGACTCACATGCTACCAACTTACTGTAGGTGACCAATGAAATTCACATCCAATGCAGGATCGTACCGTCACCCAATCACGTTCCAAAAGCAATCCACAACCACTAATGACTACGGTGAGAAGATCGTCCAATGGGATGACATCATCACAGTCAAGGCGGGGGTCTACCCCATCTCTGGTAAGGATTACATTTCTGCAGTCCAAGTCAATTCCGAAATCACACACAAGATCAGTCTTCGCTTCGTTCCCAATATCACTGCCGACATGCGTGTCAAGTTTGGCTCGAGACTCTTCACGATCATTGCAATCTTGAACTTCCAAGAGAAGGACAGAGAACTGCAATTGGTTTGTAAGGAGTTTTTGTAATGCCTAGACCACGGGTCATTAACTTTGAAGTCTTGAATGCTAGAGAGATCTCCGAGTACTTTGTTGAACTTGGACGTGTACCTCAAAAGTCAGTCAAGAAAGCAGCACGGGCGGGCGCGACATTGGTCAAACGAAGGGTTAGTTCTTCTGCTCAACTCCCTGTCAAGTATGGCTTCCTTCGGTCGTCGCTTGTGGCAGTTCAAGAGAAGAGAAGTGGTCGGAACACGGGATTGTCTGTATTCCAAGTTACGTTCAATGAGAGGTATAACAGCATCTTCCAGAAGGAGTACAAAGGTACACCAAGACGAGGATCAGCGAATCCCAAGAGTCAGTACTACTACCCCGCATCTATGGAGTACGGCTTTGCCAATCTCAAGGGCGGTGTGGGCGGGCATTACTTCTTGAAGTCATCTGCTATTGCCGAACAATCGAACGCGCAGGACAAGATGCTCGAAGTCATTTCCAAGGATATTGACGCAATTAAGAAGGGGAGGTAATCATGGCTAACTTCGAAAAGGCACTGACACAGGAACTCAAAAAGGTTCTTCCTGCTGTGTTCCCACTCATTGCTCCAGAAGGTACAGCTACACCCTACATTGTGTACATGTCATCCTATGGGCAACGAGACCACATGTTAGAAGGTTACACGGAACAAAGAGATATCGAGGTTACAGTTCACGTTGTCGGTGGTTCGTATTCTGACATGAAAGAGTACACCAACACAATGATAGATTCGATGATCATCCTGTCCACCATGGGCACAGATCTTATCCCAGTGCAGTCCGTATCTTACGAAGCACCTGACGAGATGATCGATCCAATCACGAAAGAGAATCACAGTTTTACAGAATTCAAATTCAGAATCTAACGGAGGTAACAAAATGCCAATCGTATCAGCAGCCGTATCGTCCCAAGGTGTGACGTTCAAGAAAAGTGCAGGGACAGCAGTAGCATTCCTAAATTCTATCGATGGTCTTTCCATTAAGGCAAATACGATGGACACGACAGCATTGGACGCAACAGGCGGATTTAAGACATTCATCAGCGGTTTCAAGGAAGTAGATGACGTTTCTCTAGGTGGGTTCTACTCTTCCAAGGATCATGACACATTCGTGACTGATCTATTGGCGGGTACATCTGCGACTTACGAAATCGTATTCCCGTTAGCGGGTGGAGCAACAACTGGTGCTAAATGGGCTTTCACAGCAATCGTGACAGGCTTCAAGCACAAGGCATCTGTAGACAATGTTGTATCGTTTGACGCAACACTCAAAGTAGTAGGCGCACCTACGTTCACTCCTGCTGCTTAATCTAATCGCACTTATCTGGAGGGGCTAAATACCCCTTCTTTTTTATTCCCAAAAACTCAAATCAAAAGGAGCAATTTCGAATGGTTAACAACAATGATGTAGTAGTAATCGACCTTGACAGACCGCGTGAATTACGTTTTGGACATAAAGCTTTAAAGACATATCAAGCAATCACCGGACAGTCCCTTGAGGATCTTGGTCAGGGTGGTTTCAGCTTTGATGACATTGAGAAATTGGTATACGCAGGACTACTGTCCGATGCCCGTGCCAATGGAGAAACGCTGACATTGGAAATCGTTGAGGATCTACTCGATGCCCACGATATCCAAGATACGATCACAAAGATGTCCCAAGCACTGGAAGCAGCATTCGGTAAAGCTGACCCAAACGCAGTAGCAGCGGCTCAGAAGAAACTGGGTCGCAAGTAACACCATGGGATTGGAACGAGTCATTCAAGCTGTCAAGGCAGATGGCTATACCATTGGTTGAGTATCACGAATTGACTCCCGCTGAATTGAGTGTTTGTGCTGCGGTCTTTACCGAGACACTCAAGAACGATCAAGAGACAGAAATGTTCTACTCATACATCAATGCCTACTGGCAGCGGGTTGAGACTCTCAAATCGTTCGATGAAATGCTTGGTAAACCGAAGCAAGAGAAAGTCATGTCAGCGGAAGAAATGCTTTCCAAGGTTATGGGCATCCATGCTGACATGGGTGGTGCGACAGAAGGGAGGTAAGAAATGGGTGTAGTCAAAAATATCGTGGTGCGGGCAATCGCGGACTTCTCTGGACTGATCACAGGATCACAAAGGGCATCGGACGCGATCCGTAACATGGGTAATCGTATAAACGGTTCTAGTACTATCATGGGCAATGCCCTAAACGGTATCGGTGGGAAACTCGCTGCACTGGCGGGTATCTATGTCAGCTTCGACTTCCTCAAGACTGCAACAAACGATGCCATCAAATTCGACGCTCAGATGGAAACATTGAACAATCGTATGGGTGCTTCGGCAGTCATGTTCAACAACTGGGCAGATACGATGGGCAGATCACTTGGCTTGTCCAAGATGCAGATTGCCGAGTACGGTAACACGTATTCCAATATGCTTTACGATGCTGCCAAGGATCAAGAAGATCTTGCCAACAAGACATCTAAGTTCTTGGAATTATCGGCAATCGTGCGATCCAAAACTGGTCTCTCTCAAGAAGAGGTTTCCAAACGTATGCGTTCAGCAATGAACATGGAAGCAGACGGAGCGGATGAATTGGGGATAAATGTCAGGGCTACCGCAGTTGAACAGTCCAAAGCGTTCAAAGCGTTAGCGGGTGGAGTAGAAGCTTTCTCGGATCTCAACTCTGGTACGCAGAAGGCAATCATGTACACCTACATTCTGGACGAGGTAACCAGACGTTATGGTACTTCCGTTTCAATGAATGCCAATACACAGACAGCGCAGTTTATAGCATCCTTGAAGGATCTAGCACTCCACTTGGGACAAGCTTTTCTCCCGATCTGGACAACGGTACTTCCCGCGCTGACCACATTGGTTAGTTGGTTAGACAGTGCTGCCAAAAAAGCAGCGGTATTCATGCGTGTCATGTTTGGTTACTCGGCAACGGATACCACAAAGTCTGCTCAAGATTCGACACAAGCATTCAAGGGACAGCAAAGTGCGGTCAACGGTCTTACCGATGCTCATAAGAAGCTTGCCAAAGCAAAAGCAGGGGTTGCAGGATTTGACCAAGTCAATGTACTTCCTGACAAAGCCGATGCAGATGCAGCCGCAGCCGCGGTAGGAGCAGGAGCAGAAAAACCAAGTAAAGGTGGAGGTAGCGCAGACGGTAATCACAGCGCGGGTGGTAACCAACCTGTCATGGACGATGTCGATTCTGAGATCGGTGCTGAAGGTTTGGCGAACAAATTCAAGAAGGCTGTCCAAGACATGAAGGATGCTTGGCAAGGTTTCAAGGATAGCATCAAGGCTAACAGCGACATTATCTTGATGGTACTTGGTGGGGTGGCTGCTGTAATCCTTGCACTGTCATTGGGTGCTATTGCAAACGCGGTAATAATGTCAGTTTCGTGGGTAGCATCAATGATCCCAGTTATTGCAAGTACTTTGGCATGGGCTGCTGCGATGATTATAGCAAACCTTCCAATCATATTGATCATGCTTGCCATCTTCCTATTGGGTGCTGCAATCGTGTGGCTCGTTCTCCACTGGAAAGAAGTCAAAGAGTGGACGCTCAAAGTGTGGGACGCATGTTGGGAAAAGATCAAGGAAGTCGGAAAAGGCATTGCCAAAGTATTCGATGATATGATCACGGCTGTGTCCGATTGGGGCATGGGTGTTGCCAAGCATGCTGCTGCTGCGTTCGACTCTGTTGCCGAAGCTTTCAAAGGTGCTGCAAGTTGGTTCTACGACAATGTCATCAAGCCAATCGTTGATTTCTTTGTGCAGTTTGCGCTCGATATTGGAGCAGGGGCTGTCAAGGTTTATAACGCTCTTTGTGAGGCTTTCAAGACAGCGGGCACATGGTTCAAGACCAACGTTATTGACCCAATCGTTACCAAGTTTGGTCTTCTCAAAGAAGAAGCTAAGACAGCAGCCAGCAATGCGTGGACTGAGATCAAGAACGTGTTCTCCGTAGTAGGATCGTGGTTTGGTACAAACATCGTTAATCCGATCAAGACAGCATTCAGTGGTATCGCAGATGGTCTTGGAGACGGTGTGGTAATAGCTTTCAAAGCTGTGTACAGAACTGTTGCAGGATACTTGAACGGTATGCTCGACATCTGGAATTCACTCACTGGAAGTAACCCATTGACATCATCTTTACAGATTGGATTCAGACTTCCTGCCCTCGCAAAGGGAGGAATTACCAATGGTCCGATGGCTGCTCTTATCGGAGACAACAGCGGTGGTCGTGAGGTAGTATCTCCACTTTCCGATCTGACTGGACACATCAGTACAGCCGTTATTCAAGCTTTGGCATTCTCTAACACAGGTGGTAACAGCAAGAATAACGACAACCGTGACATCATCTTGAACATCGACGGTAGACAGTTTGCCCGAATCGTTAAGCCATACATGGACGATCAAAACGGCAGCACAACCGTAATGTTGAATAGAATCTAAGGAGGTAGGAACATGGCAACTCTGTATTCAATTGGAGGGACGGCAATGCCTACCCCTTCAGATTTTCAAGTCGGTATCATGGACATTTCCAAGGCAGAACGTAACGCAAGCGGGTACCTGATCATCGAGAGAATTACAACAAAACGCAAATTAGCGATCAATTATGCAAACCTGACATCGGCTCAATTGGCAACGTTGTTACAAGCTATTTCCAGTACTAGCTTTTCGGTGAATTACCTTGATCCGCAGACAGGTGGGTTTAGAACATCCACTTTCTACAGCGGTGACAGGAACTTGGGCATGGTCAGTTTTATCGGCGGGATTCCAGTATACAAAGACATTAAATTCGATCTGATAGAGAGGTGACGTAGGTGTATCCAGTAACTCAGAAGTATAAAGATAATATCTATGCCACCTCTCGCTTGAACAAAGGGCGGGTCACTTTTGACCTCTCCGATGTTTCTGCTTCGAGTGACGTGTCAAGCATTACGACAACGTCAGAATCGGCACTGAGTTTGAAAGCACAGATGAACAACAACTTCCGTAGTTCGACATACCGACTTGCAACGAATGAAAAGGACAGGTTCGCACTGGACGGTTCGTGGTCATTCGCGGACGATACGCTTACCAACAATGGTGAGATCGGTTGGGTGAGTGATCTCATTGGTGACGGAACAGGTACTTTCACAACACCGCAACAAGTTACGATTAACTTCAATGCCAATCATACGTCCATCGGCTTGACGGTCACTTTTGATCCGTTAAACAATGAGTACGCAACTGACTTCACCATAATTGCCTATGATGCGGGTAATGCTGTGATCGCTACGTATCCGTACACGGGCAACACCCTAGTACAGGTCGCAGCATATGGGAACTTGGTCAACTACCGTAAAGTCGCGGTGATCATCAATAAGTGGTCTGTACCAAATCGTAGGGCGCGAGTTTCCGAGATTGACTTCGGGATCGTCAAGCAATACACGGGCGAACTCGGTCTGGTCAGCATGCAGTTGACAGAAGAGATGGATTTGACATCTGGAGAACTACCTTCACCTGAGTTTAAATTCACGGTGGACAATAGTTCGAGGGAGTTCAACATTTTGAATCCCACAGGTTTTTACAAATCGCTCCAACAGAAGCAGCAAGTCGTGGGCGAGATCGGACTTACCTACGATGACGGTACAATCGAGTGGATTCCTGTGGGTAACTATCTTCTCTGGGAATGGCAATCCGATGAAGGAAGCTTGACAGCTACGTTCTTTGCTCGGACACAACTGGATGTAATGGCGAGTGTCAACTACGAGAACCTCACAGCAACGACCAAGTCCCTGTATCAATTCGCGGTGGACATCTTTGCTCTGTGCGGAATCACGAACTACAGCATTGACACAGCGTTGCAAAGTATCAACACGAACTCTCTGGTCAAGAAGACGAACTGTAAGAATGTCCTACAAATGATCGCACTTGCTGCTTGTGCCAATGTCTATGTGACGAGAAGCAATGTCATCACGATCAAGGCTAACAAGACACGGAAGGTTCGGTATGTTCGTGACTGGCTGAACGGTAGTACTGCTAACACGGGAAATCACTGGATTGAAATACAGGCATCGGATGCGAGTGGAGTAAACAAAGCATTGGGTAAGACGGTAACGAGTGGTCAAGCAGGGAATCTTGGAGTGGTCACGGACGGTGACGTTACATCGAACAACTACGCGACTGCTCCTACGGGACTATCATCGGTGACGTTGGATCTGGGTGCGGTTTTTGACATCGCCAGTGTAAATGTTTGGCATTACTGGGCTGACCTTAGAACGTACCACAACACTAAGACAGAGATTTCATCTGACGGTGTCAACTGGACAACGATCTTTGACAGCAGTGTGTCAGGTGAGTACGCAGAATCTGCAGCAGGGCGGTCTTACCCTATGGAAACGGTCATCGAAACCAAACCCGCTGTGGACACGATCAGCATGAATGACCAGTATGCTGAACCACGGATCAACTTGGACACGATCACCAAACAGGTAGATGTCACGTACTGGACAAACCTTAGTACATCTGCTGTAACGAGTGCTGTGGCTGCGGGTGTGACACTGGGTGATACGTTCAAACTGGACGGCAATACATTGATCAACGATTCGACACGGGCTTCTGCCGTTGCCAACTGGCTACTTGCAAAGAAGAACAACAATCGTGCGATCTACAATGCCAACTGGAGGGGCAATCAGGCTCATGAGGTGGGCGATGTTGTTGCAATCGGGAACAGTTATGGTGCGAACATGAACGCTTATGTCACACGAACTGAACTGACGTACCAAGGTTATGTACAAGCATCAACAGAAGCGAGAGGAGTGGCGAACTAATGGCAACTTATAAAACGGATTGGTCGAGTTCGGACTTCATCAACTTCGGTGATTGGAACAGGATCGAATCAAACGTATTGGACTTGGCAACGTACTTGCAAGGTATTCAATACTCTGTTCCAACTCCTTCTGTTGTGATAAACCGAACGGTAGCGAGTATTGACTTCTTGTCAAGCATTAACCGTATAGAGAATGGATTAGGTGCTATACAATCAGCGTTCGGTATGACTCCCCCTAACTACCTGTCAAAGAAGACGTGGACGATCGGTATGGGATTCAGCTTCGATGATGTCAATCGCTTGGAGAATAACACACAGATTCTCAAGACGTATGGCGATCTGATTGTAAAGAGTTATAAGTATAGCGGGGCACTCACATGCGGAGATCAAGGAGGTCTTTATTAAATGGCAGATTATACACCAAGGGTTTGGCAAGACAGGGCAGTCTCGACTCCCAACACGTACACGAAATCGGCAGAGACATCTGGTTCGGTAACGCTAGTGGCAAATCCTGGCACTATCACTCAAGCGGGTACTCCAGTGAATGCAGCCAACTTAAACGCACTGGAACAAGGTGTGGCAGGATCATTGCAAAAGAGTGGTGGTACAGTGACAGGTGCGACATCCTTCACTGGCTACCAGAATGTTCTCAAGATTGCTCAACTAGAACTAGCTACGGACACACGTTCACTGACACTGTCATATACGAATGGTGACTTGACACAGGTTCTGGAAAAAGATGGTGCGACTATTGTGAGAACTACCAATCTCGCATACACAAACGGTACCCTAACAACAGTGACCGAGATCGCGGGTGGCAATACCGTGACCACGACTTTGGCTTACACAAACGGTGATTTAACAAGCGTAACCAAAACAATAGCGTAGGAGGAGATTACATGTTAGGAGCAATTTTAGGATTCGCAGCAAAGGCAGCAAATAAGAAAGCAACACCTAGTTGGTTGGCTGAATTCGATTTATTGAACGACGGTTCAGATGGGGCTTATAGCCCTGTAAGTAACCAAACTCTCGGCTCGGGAATGTACAGATTTTCTAGCTTAAACATACCCGTAGGGGTGACGATAACACCAAGCAATAGTTATCTTATTTTTCTTGTTAATGGCGTAGCTAATATAGACGGTTTAATTTCCGCTTCTGGTAAAGGTTCCGTTGGGTCTGTGGCGGGTCAAGGGAATATAGGATCAGGAGCAGGAGCAGGGGGAGGCGGTTGCGGTGCTGGTTCTTCTGGTTATGGCTTTGCTGGCGGTGGTGCGGGTGGAGCAGGTAACCAACAAACAGGAGGCGCAGCAGGGTCAGGTGGAGCAGGAGGTAGCGGTGGTGGTACAAGTTCCGTTACAGGAGGCGCGGGAGGTGTGAGTACGGCTGATTTTGCGTTAGCTTTCGGTGTGGAACAGTTCCGAAAAACATATGGTGCTTCAGGCGGTGCTCCACAAAGTTCATCTTTCGTCGGCGGTACTGGCGGTGGTTGTGTCGTGGTAATTGCTAAGTCGATAACGGGTAGTGGAGCGATTCGCGCAGATGGAACCGCGGGGTCTAACGGTACGATTGGCGGAGGTACTAGTTATGGGGGTTCTGGGGGTGGCGGTGGCGGTTGTGTGATTGTCTCAGCTAGTTCTATCCCTGTAACCGTATCGGCTAATGGCGGTGCAGGTGGCGCTGCTACACTTTATAACGGCGGTGCGGGTGGTAATGGCCCAGTAATCAAAATCTTAAAATAAAGGGGGAGTTTGTCAAATGGCTAGACTTATTGAACGCGATGGTAAAACTTTTTGCGTAGAAGTAGATGGTGTGGAATGGGAGTACACTCCTTCTGATATTGAGTCGCAACCAGAACCGAAACCGACAGAGGAACAACTCAAAATCGCTCAACTAGAGCAACAACTGGCACAGACCAACGCAGATTTAGCTGCTGTGCTTGAACTGATATTAACAGCTTGAACAACACAAGAGGAGGAATTTAATCAATGGCAACTCCAAACATCACGTTAGTAAGAACTTACGCAAGAAATGTTTATCTGTATGGTACGTATGAACTGCACAACAACAAGGGTGCTGCTGTACCAGATGTGAGACCTGACTACGTAGACGCTGTAATGCAGAATGCCCGTGACCTTATGACCGTGGATCAAATCACCAACGCACTGGCATCCAACTACATCACGCAAGCAGAGTTTGACGCGACAATGTTACTCACACCTGTATCGGCTTAATCAAACCATCTACTGGGAGGGGATAGTCTTGGAAGTGTACCTTGGAATCATCAGTACAGTCACTGCATCTGTGGTGACTTTTTTAATTGCACGGGGCAAGCAGCACACAAGTCGGGACATGTTCTACGAAGGCAAGATCACTGCCCTTATGGAAGCCCAAGAGAAGAAGATCACATTGCTTCAACAAGAGGTAGCTCGATTGACTACCATTAACCTTCAGTTGCTTGAGAAGGTAATCCACTTAGAAGGGGAGTTGTCCAAATATGATGCAAAAGCTAATCGTTCGATTGCAGAATAAGAAAGTCCTATTGTCGCTGTTCGCAGGAGTTATCCTTATCTTAACCAATACTGGTGTAATTGATGTATCCGCGTCACACCAAGCTGAAGTTATTTTCAACACGGTGCTGTCCATCCTTGTTGGTTTGGGTGTAATCAGTGATCCAGAAAGTCACGTAGAATAATTGACAGTCCCCTGCCATAAACGGTGGGGGTTTTTTCTTAGATTCGATGACATCTTAGGAGGAAAATAAAATGAACATTAACCCATTGAAACAAGGCGACACACTGGTATTGACCGTGAACCTCGACACATCCGTACAGGCTTCTGAATTGAAGTCCCAAGTCCGTAGCAGCACGGGAATCCTTCTGGGAGATTTCGTGATCGAACCAACGTCCAACGAGGGTCAATTCACTTTCACGATTCTTGACACAGAAGAATGGGACATAGGCAATGCTTTCATGGACATTCGGAGAACTTTCGGTGGAGTGGTCGCAACGTCTGACACGATTACCATTCCTGTGACAAAGGGTGTGACACAATGAGCCACAGCGAGATCACTGTAAAAATCTCCAAAGAAGTCCATCCCATTGAAGTGAACGTCACCAAGCATATGCCTATAACGATTGCTATAGGAGGTACTGTAAATGTTGGCGGCGGGGGTGGCAAGGGCGACAAGGGTGACCAAGGCGAACAGGGCGAACAAGGTATTCAAGGGATTCAAGGTATCCAAGGCGAGAAGGGCGACAAGGGTGACCAAGGCGATATTGGTTTGACTGGAGCAACTGGGACACAAGGTATTCAAGGTGCTACTGGGGCTACGGGAAGTCAGGGGATCAAAGGTGACCAAGGCATTCAAGGTCTCAAAGGTGATAAAGGTGACCAAGGCATTCAAGGGACACAGGGTACTCAAGGGACACAGGGTATTCAAGGTGTCGCGGGAACTCCTGCTTCTAGCTATTTTCACGTAGGCACAACCGCTCCGACAGATACTACTAAGATTTGGTTTGACACGAACTGATGGGAATTGTAACTGATGGATTAGTCGCCTATTACCACTATAAGCAAGGTGTCAACGGTGCTACGTGGAATAACATCGCCCCTGCAAATGTCGGCAAACTGAACGGTGCTATCGCGGGTGCTGTTTTACAGGCAAACGGCATGTACTTTGATGGATTGTCAGGAACGAAAGTCACCGTACTGAATGATCCACTTCTACAAATCACAAACAATATCACCATTGAAGTAATTTTCTCAAGTGACACATTGGCTCCCCGTACAAGCCTACTGCACAAGAACTATAACGGTGAATATTCCCTAGTTTGGGAGACCACGGGGGGACTTAATGCTTACTGGGGGACAACAGCTACACTCTACAATGTACACGGGATGGCGGGAGTGAATGCAGCTACCCTGACCACGGGTACATTCAGAAGGAATCTAGCAGCAACTACGGCAGGATGGGTGAAAAACGGAATACCCTATTCTTCTATCGCAGATACCAAGCCAACAGCAAGAACGACTACAGGAGACCTACTCATTGGTAACGGATATGTAGCGGGATTCAAAGGAATCATTGTCGCTGTCCGTATCTACAACCGCGCACTATCTGACGCAGAAGTTGCTCAGAACTACGCTGTAGGTAACGAGGTCGGTCTAGTAGCAAGTAAGATCGTTCGAGCCTATGACGGTGGTATCTGGAAGCCCGCTGTTGTCAGGAAATATGACGTTGGATCATCGACTTGGAAAGCAATCAAGATGGGTGCTTACGTCAATGGTTCATGGATTGAAAGCTAACAGAATAAAAAAAAAGACCCCGATCCATAATAGGAAAGGGGTCTTTTTTTGTTTGCGTTTAAATCGATCAACGTGGGCAAGTGGTTCACTCATAATATTTTGATCGATCTGAGGGCATCTGACAGAGGGTTTATTGCTTCGGTCTTCCTGACTCTTCGCGCACTCTGTTAGCAACGAAGTGGGTGTAGTCTTGGATTTCCTTGCTGCCGTCCATGTCGTGCCAGTACTTGCCCAGTACGGACAAGATGTAGTCAACCTCTTGCACACTGAGTTTCATTTCGCCTTCCTCCTCGTTCACTTTGTTTAAGAAGTCTTGCCATCCATTGGGACGAGCGCGGATCGTGTGTGGACAATCTTTGCCTGACCAATCATGGTGCTGCTTGACCACGTTCGGGATTCCCTTGGCGATCAAGTACTTGACCAGAGCAGCTGCATTGTCTTCAGCCAGTGCCTGACGGACAGGATCAGCGAACTCACATATCTCGATAGCAATGGTCGTAGCGTTACCCGCCTTGCCCGCGAGTGTGTTCCACGTTTCAAAGGCTGTGTCAATGTGTTGCACAATGTAGCGATCATCTACCGTGAAATGCCAAGATGCTTCCCGACCTGTGCCATTGTTGTTCTGAGTGATAGCACCGATGTGACCCTTGGCTGTAGCTTCTGGGTTACCAGTGTTGTGGATCGTGATTGACTGTTGGGTGTTCGGTGTCATCGGATTGACAACACCCTTGGGCAGGATTGCCAAGATCACGAAAGCTTGACCGAGTCTTGATCCATCACGGAGTAGCATCTGGATCCTCCTCTTCTTCAACTTCCTTTGGCTCGATCTGGGACAGGACTTTCACAAGTTCGACCAGTTCTGCTTTCATTTCTTCGAGGTCTTTACCTTCAATGGCATCCCTAAAGTGTGCGTCGATTACCGCGAACTGTTCAACAGTAAGTCCTGCTTCATCGATATCAATATCGATACCAGTTACGTGCAGGGTGTAGGCAAGGATCATGAACCTTTCTAATAGAAGTTTCATCGTTGTACCGCTCCGTTCAATGCGTTCTCAAGTACCGCAAGAGTTAACTCCAACGCAACATCCTCTGGAACACCGTTCTCGATCAGAGCATTATAGAAAGCTGCAATTGCTTCTGCACATGAATACATACCTAATGCCATTTCGAATTTCATATTGTTTCCTCCTATTTTTTAATTAGATTTACTAGCCAAACTGCTGCTCCCAACAAGAACCATACAAGGTAATACTGTTGAGTCGTGAAGCCCAATGCGTTGTCGAACAATGTGTCCAGTCCTACTAGACCTAATAAGAACCCTGCCAACAGTGCGAATAAAATGTTTAACATGTCGTTTCCTCCTAATCTGCGATTAAATTTACAAACGCTACTACTGCCAATACCACTACTGTGATGATTCCGATAACCGTGAATACAATCATGGGCAACCTCCTATCTCAATTCGTTTTCTTCGATTGGAGTCATCTCTGTCCAATCCTCTGGTGCGTATCTGATCAAGCCACTTTCCAACTTCTCGCGGAAATAACTATCTGTGATGTAACTGAAATCATACTGAGCATTCCACTCCTTATCTGTTTGATTTACCACCTCATCCTGCTCCTCTCTGGGATTATGTCTTTCTACTTATCTAATCCCAGAAAGAGTGGATGATTCACAATGGCTTACAAACCAAATTGGATGGCTAACTCTTTTATCTTCTTCATAGTATTTTTCGGTGTGTTTATGCTGCAGCCTACCATATCGCAAATTTCATTGTTACCATAACCTTGCGTTACTAGGTCAAGTATTTTGCGTTGTTGGGCAGACAAAGACGCTTGGAAGTCTGTCAAAGTGTTTGACAGTTCCATGTCAGCGCGGTCAGGGATTGTTTCTTCGTATGTAGATCCATCTTCATTAACTGTGAAGCCTAGGGTCTGGTTCGGCATAACATCACGGGCAATGTGGTTCATGGTACGTTGCTTGATCACACGTCTGATGAAACACATAGTGTGGAACTTCTCTTCCTTCGCTGAAACGATTCTCCAAGTGTTAGCGATCAAGAACCCTTCAAGGTCTTCCATGTTACCCGCGCCATACTTACGAGCAGCACGTTTGGTAGCTGCCTTGCATTCGGACATGATTGCTGCAACCAATTCGTCAGTGGAAAGAACTTTTGTGTCAGGGTTGCAAGACTTTGTGTCTAAGTTAAGAACCTTTGCGTCAAATGTTTTGCTGTTGATGGCAGAGGAAAGGGATGTTGCGTCAAGGTTGCAAGACTTTGTGTCTAAGTTAAGAACCTTTGCGTCAAATGTTTTGCTGTTATAAGTAGAGTTAGTCATGATAATTTTGCTCCCTATGTATATATGTATTTCGTGTCGAACATTGGTACAAAATGGTTCAACCCGATAACAAAGGATACCATGCAAAAGACTTTGCTGTATACTGGTTTCTTATTCCTGCGTTCCCATGTTTTAGGTGATGTATAAAGCTTACAAACCGCATGGTTGTGCGATTGTTACCAGTTGGTCATAATTGGAAATGCGAACAGCAGATATAGCAAAGTCTTTGTCATAAAACGCTAGATATAGGTCAATATATGGCAAAGAAGTTGCGCAATTCCGACAATTGGTGTCCACAATTTGGACAAACCTTACCTTTTCAAAAATAAGGTAAGCAAAAGGTAATGGATCAAAGCCTTGCCCAGTAAGGGTTCTTACTCTATTACCTTTCTTACTCTTTTTTTTAAAAGTATATATATTAAGAGAACGCTGAAACGGTAGAGAGACAGAGGGGAGATTCTTTGGGTCGGAATCGGGTAATTTGGGAAGGTTCTCTGAAACGTAGGCGGGGTAAGGGTTTGCGGACTTACCTAAACATTTTGCTTACCTTTCGAAAAAGGTAATGGACTGCTCTGAATAAATCGCTTCATCTATATGTGATTCATCCACTTTTCTTGGGATTAGATTACCGAGGGGGTGAATCTATTGGATCACAAAATTATATCAACAGGATCGAAAGGCAACTGTGTCATCATCGATAACGTCATGATCGACTGCGGAGTGCCGTTTGCAAAAATCAAAGAGCATCTTTATTCGGTGTCCACGCTGCTGCTAACACATATACACTCTGACCACATCAAGGAATCTACTTTGAAGAACATCGTAATCTTGTTTCCTCATATAAAGATCTTTGGCAACTACGAAGTGTGTCAGGTGTTCAGTGAGTATCCGATCAACTGCATTAATGAGGGTGTCCCATTTGAGGACGATGGTATTGATTTCACACCGTTCAAAGCAATCCACGATGTACTTACCTACGGGTATACATGGGTCAATGCTGAAGGTGAATCTATCATCTATGTGACAGACACTGCCGATCTTAGGAACGCACCTGTCCAAACGTATGACCATTTCTTTATTGAATCCAACCACGATGAGAAGAAGATCGATGGTATGAAGTTCGATACTAGATTTGGCTACAACGTATATGCGGGGGCAAAGCGACATCTGAGTACGCAAAAATGTAAGCTGTTCTTCTATCTAAATAGGAGATCGTCTGACAGCACGTTAACAGAGTTGCACATGTCATCGAGATTCTATTAAAAACTTTCACCCCTTGTTGTGAAAGATCCAGTTATTTTGGGATTAGATAAGTGTAAGGCACGAAGCACAACAAGGTGGTGAAACATGAGCGAACTGGTAGTAAAGCAACCGTTCCTAGATTGTCAAGTTGGGCAAGTGAACTTCTACAACTATGAAGAGATGCTTGAACAAGCCACTCACCTAGCTGAACTGATCCGCACTGTCGAGGTAGATGAAGAATCTATCAAGGGTACGAAGAAGCTTCTGGCAGAAGTGAACAAGCGAGTTGACGCATTGGAAGCAGAACGTATCCGAATCAAGAAGGAACTGCTCGAACCCTACATGGCATTCGAAGCAAAAATCAAAACGATCACAGGAGTGGTCAAGGAGAGTGATAACGAACTACGAGGTAAGGTAAGAGCCTTGGAAGAGTTGGAACGTGAAGAGAAACGCAAGGTCATTGAGAACATCTTCCATAAGAGGTTGGACAAGTACCCGCGGTTATTCTTCCTGACACCATCACACTTCATCAATCCATCTCACCTAAACAAGACTACGGTGTTGAACAAGGTCGAGACAGCAATGGCTCAGTTTTTTGAACAAGTCAGTCGAGAGTTTGAAATGCTGTTGGAACAAGATGGCGATCTCAAGCACTACGCTGACACACTTGACTTCATTGGGTCTATGCCTAAGAAGGTCGAGCCTATGGTGGACACACCTAAAAACGAGTGGGTTGCAATCTCAGTTCCTGAGAGCGAACTTCCACAAGTACATTTATTTTTGAAGATGAACCGTATCCCGTACAAACAAAACTAATCGCCCAGAGTGGCACAGAGGAGAGCGAATATGAAAATCGTTAACAACATGCCGAAAGCACCAAAAGAGAGACCAATAGCAGAGGGTGATATCGTCATAGGTGCTAATTCTGGTGACTACTATTTGATACTTGAGAATGACAAGGCTCTGAATCTCAATGACATGCGGTTAACTGGTGGTACAGTCCACTTGTCGTTAATACGTACAAACATCACTAAAGAAAACATCACAATCACTTTCGAATAAACCAAAAACTAATCGCCCAGAGTGGCACAGAGGAGAATATTAAAATGACAAAATTAGAACAGCTTGAATTGGTAGAAGTAGGATACAACGATGCTAAGGTAACATTGACTTTCTTGGATGTCGCTGCAGGAGAGATTCGTGAGGTTAACTTCAATAAGAAAGTGTTCGACAAAGACACGCAGAAGTTCGTTGCTGACGATGAGAAAGCTGTAAAGGTTGAAGCTGCACTACAGGAACACTTCGGTCTAAGCTTTGACGCTATGGAGCAAGCCGTGGGGGTGAAGAAGGACATCTATTGTTACGAGAAGTTCAACTCGCTGACAGAATCGACTCAACGTGACATTGCAAAGTTCACTGCTGATGATGTAGGACAGATCCTCTCTGGTGAGATCGTTGAAGTCGCTCTTGAAGACGAAGGAATCCGAATCTTTGTTGAGTACGAAGGTCTAACGTACCGCAGTAATATGGGGTTCAGCAAGAAGGTTGGGGATGTGTACTTCATCGATCCTTTGAAGAAGCCGAAGCAGATTGCCAAGTTCGAAGAGAAGTTTGGTGTCAAAGCCGAGGATGGGGAGTCGTTGGTTGGTAAGACGGTAATGTTTGAGGTCAAGAAGATGGGTGGCAGTAACGCTATCTATATCGAGATCAAGCCGTTCCCTAAGAAGAAGGTGAAATAACATGGTCATCTTCACAGTGATCGGAGTCATCGTGGTGGTTGTGCTGCTCTTGGCTGTAATTTCAAATTAATCAAGCGAGGGGTGTAGCAGCCCCTCTTTTTTATACCCATTTTGAGGAGGATCACTATGCAACTAACTAACAAATTCATTGTCAAGGCAATACACAAGAAGACGAAATCACGATTGTTCCAAGATGTCAAGGTAGGGGACGTACTGGACATGAGCATGACCATCCAGAACACAACCAACTATGGTCGCGGGAGTTATGCCACCACCATTTACATTGAGCGAACCTCAGATGGACAAGGTTCTCACTATTCACAATCCGAACTGAACGGCTTGATCAATCGATGCTTCACACTCGAACTATACAAGGAGGAACTACCCAATGAAACTATTCAAAACTAACCCATTCAAAATCAAACGTCCATTGACACACGCTGAACAGCTACAGTCAGCACGAGTAAAAGGTGATTCTGCTTTGACCCTGTTCAAGACTGCTCATGCCCAACTGGACGCAGCCAATCAAGACCTGAGTGCTTTGGTCGCTGACGCACAGAACAAGGTGGCTGAACTTAACAAACACGCTGAAGCTGCCCTTTCTGAGATCTCTATGAACCTTGCAGTTCAGAACAGGTTAAAAGATTTTATCAACTGATTGTGAAAATGATTCACCATCGGGGATTAGATACATGAGAGGGGTAGCCAATCCCCTCTAACACAAACAACATGGAGGTAACACAATGACAACAATACTTACAGGATTCCACAGAAAGTTGTACCAAACACGGTACGCACGGAAAGCGAAGAACAAACTCGCTGAGTTAAAAATTGGTTCGAACGTAATCACCTTGGTCAAAGACGGTAAGTACCCTGTCCGCGAGACTGCAACGGTGACTAACATAAATGGCAATCAGATCGAGATGACCTTGACCTCTGGTATGGATGCGGGAACGACATTCACACAACGTATTGAACTGGTCGATATCCTGCTCGAGAACGAGTACTCAGAAACGGCACAGCGGGTTGCTAACTTCGTTGCTTCTGTTGAGAAAGAAGAAGTACGCACGAAGGTCGCAGGAGATTTCCACAGCATCATCTCAACCTTTGACTTTGTACCATCTGGACGAATCCTTGCAGGAGCAGGGGACGATGCACTGGTCACACTGTTCAACTGCTATGTAACAACGATCAACCCATCACCTGTAGCACCTCACAAGGGTAGCGATTCACGGGATGCAATCTTCAATCATATGAGTCGCCTTTCAAATATCATGGCACACGGTGGTGGTAATGGAACATGCCTTTCAACTTTGAGACCACGCTTTGGTCGCCTGTCAACTACGAAAGGTGAATCAGCAGGGTCGGTATACACTGGCAACATGTTCTCATCACTTACGAGTTGGGTCAACCAAGGGAACAGACGTGGGGCACAAATGTTGACAATACATGACTGGCATCCTGACGTTTACTACACGAACGATCGTAACGATCCAGACTACGGTCAAGACTTCATCGGTGCTAAGACGCAAGCGGGATTCATGGAAGGTAACAACAGTTCGGTTCTGATCTCGGATGATTTCATGCATGCAGTTGACAACGATCTTCTCTGGGACTTGGTATTCCCTGACACAAGCCACCCTGCTTACAACAGCGAGTGGAACGGTGACCTTCAGCCTTGGAGAGACAAAGGGTATCCAGTGGTCGTACACAGCACGGTCAGAGCCGTTGACATGTGGAACAAGCTTGTCAAGTGTAATTGGTTGTCAGCAGAGCCGGGAATTATCTTCATTGATGAAGTGAACCGTATGCACCCTCTCTGGTATCTGGGGATCATCAAGACAACAAATCCATGTGGTGAGCAGCCTTTGCTCGACAAATCTACGTGCAACTTGGGAGCAGTTAACTGGGGTCACATGATCAAAGCTGTTGGCAAAGATGAACACGGTACGGTCTACGAGATTGACTGGGACAAATTCCAAAGAACTATCATTATTGCCCAACGCTTCCTTGATAACGTGATCGATGCTACACACTACTTTGAACCTGACCTTAAAGAATGGCAACAAGGTGAACGTCGAGTTGGTCTTGGTCTCCTAGGTCTAGCTGATCTGTTGATTGCCATGAGACTTCCTTATGGTAGCAAAGAGTCCATTGATCTTGTTGAGAAGCTGATCGAATTCCAACGCAACATTGGCTACATGGCTTCCGTTGAACTGGCAATCGAGAAAGGTAGCTTCCCATTCTATGACAAAGAGAAGTACATGCAAGGTGGTTTCTTCAAGACTCTTCCTGACTACATCCAGTACGCAATCGAAGAATATGGTATCCGTAACGGCACTAGCATGACAATCGCACCAACTGGTACAACGGGTTCAATCACTCCAAGTCTTCTTGATCCTGCGGGTTCAGTGTCCACTGGTTGTGAGCCACATTTCGCGATGAAGTATCACCGTATGTCACGTATCGGTAACACGATCCAATATGCGGGTGTCGCAGCAGCCTACATGGAACAGTTCCCTGACAGAGAACTTCCGAACTGGTACGTAGGTGCAATGGACTTGAGTCCTGCTGATCACATTGCGATGCAAGCTGTCCTGCAGAAGTACATCGATACATCAATCTCCAAGACGGTTAACTGTCCTGCAAGCTACACAGAGGAAGATGTTGCCGAAGTTTACTTCCTTGCACACCGCATGGGATTGAAGGGAACAACGATCTACCGCGATGGTTCACGGGATGAGCAAATCCTGTCCAACATTGACACTGAGAACGAAGCACCAGAAGCCCAAGAGATCGATGTGACCACGCTGTCCGACACTGAGCCGAAGACGATCAAGGTCAAAGGCAAGTATGACGATTGGGTATGTGAGTCATGTGGATCCAAGAAGTTCACCATGGTAGAGAATTGCCCACAATGTAACGACTGCGGGATGCAAGCTTGTTCAATCGGTTAATCGAGGGGGTCACTCCCCTCTTCTTTTTAGGAGGACGTTATGACAAAAGAGAACTTCATTGAACTACTGAAAGACCTGTACTGGGACATTGCAGATATCTCAGATGAGGATAGTTTGAAGGCTGTGTTAAAACGATTGAACCACGACATTGAACAGTTGGAAGAGAGTGAGCCGTTGCGTTCCCACTGTAATGACAAATAGGAGGACTTATGAAAATCATCGAACCATCAGTAGAGTTTATAGCAGCCACCCCTAACATCGGGCAAGTGATCGAACTGGGTGCAAGGAACTGTTACAAGTCTGAGGACAAGATAGGGGAAGGTACGGATGAAAAACTTTTTAACCAGATTGTCAAACAACATCACCACGATTCTGTTGTGGAACACGGAAGTATTACTTTACGTGTGGTTACTGATCGCGCAATGCTTGCACAAATTACTAGACATCGTCACTTCTCGTTCTCTGTAGAGAGCCAACGGTACTGTTCCTACGCCAAGAACAAGTTCGGATCTCAGATCACAGTCATCAAACCACATGGACTGACCAAGGGTTTTCCAGTATGGCAGTCAGCTATGAGACAAGCTGAACACCATTACTTTGCAATGATTGAAGAAGGTTGTAAGCCCGAAGTCGCCCGTTCTGTTCTCCCGAACTCGACCAAGACTGAAATCATTATGACAGGGAATGTCCGATGTTGGAGACAGTTCTTGTCCCTTCGACTGGCAGGACACGCTCAGAAGGATGTCCAACATCTTGCCCGACTCATGCACGAAGCTATCATTGACAATGGTGTCCCAGAGTACCTGTTCGATGACGTTGTGAACCCTGCCAAATAGGTGGGGTTTTTTCTTTTTGTGGTCGTTGTGAAAATGGATTGGTTTCTGGGATTAGATCTATGTAAGCCAAACATAAGGAGTGACCTACATGGAAAATCAAGACCTATTATTTTACGACATCGAGTGCTACCCACACAACGCTTTTGTAGTGTTTAAAGATATTGACAAGAACTTTCTCGCAATCTTCAAGGACGATGACGGCTTCGAAGGGTTACGTGCTTTCGTTGGATCCCGCACAGTCGTTGGGTTCAATAACTACTGGTACGATGACCACATGCTGAACGCAATGATGAAGGGGTGGAAAGCACACCAGTTAAAAGAACTGAATGATCTGATCATCGGTGGAGCAAAGCAGTACCCGCAAAAGGGTTTCAATTCCCTAGACTGCTTTCAGCAGATCGATGTCGGGTTTCCCAGTCTGAAAAAAATTTCAGCGAACATGTCTAAAAACATTTTCGAAACTCCAATCGACTTCAATCACCCGACTCCATTGACTGACGAGGAGTACGAAGAGGTCATCAGTTATTGTAGTTACGATATTGACCGAACCATTGACGTATACAAGATGCGAGTGAACAGTTACTTCCAACCAAAGGCAAGTCTTGTTGAAATGAACGGACAAGGGCAGCGTTGGAACACGACAACTCTTTCCGCGAATGCATTGCTTGGTAACTTGACCTTGCAGAAGTGGAGCCAGATCCGACTGAATGCTGATGACTTCTCCGACCTATCGATGCTCGACCTAGTCCCTTCCGAGGTACGTGACCTGTGGCTCAACAGCAAAGATGACAAGGGCAAGGTGACCATCACTGAGTTCGACAACGACATCGAGTTTGGATTCGGCGGGCTACATAGTGTTCACAAGACTGAGAAACGATTCGAGAACGTGGTTCTGCTTGACGTAGCTTCCATGTATCCGAACATCATTCTCAACATCAATGCACTGGGTAAGGCTACCGAGAAGTACAAAGCCATCTTGGAAGAACGGATTGCCATCAAGCACAAAGATAAGGTGAAGTCAGATGCTTTGAAGCTTATACTCAACAGCGTTTATGGGCTTTTAAAAAATCAGTACAGCCCCTTGTTCAATCCTAAAGCGGCATTGTCCGTCTGTGTGTTCGGTCAGATCGCACTGTACGAACTGGGCAAGCGATTGTCCAAGGTTGCTAAGATTGTTCAACTGAATACCGACGGTGTTGCGTTCATTCCATTCGGTGACTACAAAGGGATCTGGGAGCAATGGGAAGAGGACTTCAACATGAAACTGGAAGCCGATACTTTCAAGCTACTGGTTCAACGTGATGTCAATAACTACATCGGTGTGTCAGAGGATGGCAAGATCAAATGCAAAGGCGGGGACACATCCCGTTACGCTTATGACGCATTCTTCAAGAACAACAGTGCGAGAATCCTTGACATCTGCTTGGTCAACAAAGTCGTTTACGGTCACTCAGTGATAGATACGCTGATTGAGAATCTTGATAAGCCACAATTATACATGTACGTACTCCAAGCGGGTCACACGTACAAGGGCACGTTTGATGACACGGGCAAGAAGTATCAGAAGGTCAATCGAATCTTCCCTACTCGCAAGGGTGAAGTCAGACTCTACAAAAAGAGAGAAGACGATGGGCTTGTATCGTTCCCTGACAGTCCTGAGAAGATGTTCGTCTGGAACGACGATGTCTCCAAGCTTGAACGCTTTGAACGGATCGTAGACTTGAATCACTATGTGCAAGTTGTGGAAAAGAGGTTGGAGAAATGGATGTAAGCTGCTACTGTGCTGCCAAGTTCAATGTCCACACTGCCAACTGCTTGAAAGATCGGTGCAACACATACCTCATCAACAGCTTGCGTAAGTCATTCCTAATCAATTCATACCTGTACTATCATCTGGACAAGTCGTTGATCTCTGACAACTTGTTCAATGCACGGGCAAAGCAACTGGCTGCACTACACAAGCAATACCCAGAGATTGTCGGTGTCTATCAAGAGTACTTCGACAACTTTGACCCATCGACTGGCTACGACATTCCCGTTGATGACTGGATCATGGCAGAAGCTGAGAGGAGGTTGTCCAAATGATAGCAGGACTATTTGTAGCTTTGGTAGTGGGAGTTGTCTTCGGTGGACTCCCCATTTACTTGATGTTGGACTATTTTGAAAAGGAGAAGAAGAAATGAAAAAGATACTTCCTTGGATTTGCTCAAACTGCGGTAACAAATGGGTGGATAGTTTGTTCGTCACTTGGGAGGAATGTCCTGAGTGTGGGGGATTTGCACAACATGAATCGGTAAGGGAATGGAAAAAAGGGGATGAGTGGTACGAATGA